AACCGAGCTGCGTCGGGCTCGTCGCGCCGCTGGCAGCGAGGGCGCCGAGCTCCGCATGCGCAGCCTCCAGGCGGCGCATGAAGTCCTTTTCAGCCTCACGCTCGACGGCACTCGCGACGCGCTCCCAAAGTGATTGGCTGCGCGCGTCGAGCTTCGCCCAAGGCAGGCGCACGTAATCGGATTTCACGTCATCGATGCGCGTGAATGCTTCGTAAGCGACGCGAGCGAGCGCGATCATCGGAGCACCGCTACTTGTGATTCGACCCACTCAGCCGCGGCGATAAGCGTCTTGAATTCGCACGGCCTACCGTGTCTCGCTCCAACGCACGCGAGGTATCCGTCTTTTCCGGCTGTTATCCAACCGCGATCGATGTACGTGCCATTACGGTCTGGCTTGCCGTATCCCCAAGCAAAATGGCCGCCGTTAGAATGCCATCGGTATCGGATAGTGCGGGGGCGACGTGCGAGGACTTCGGGTAGCGTTCCATCGCGTCCGCGAAGCGGCTCTTCGAGATCCGTCTTGCCGGTGAAGAGTGAGATGGTGCGCTCTACGGAGGTGGGCGACTTCTCCGCGCGCTTCACGACGTCACCGCCTTACTTGTATTGTGCACTGAACGCTTGCGCCTCTCTTGCGCTTTATGCGTCGCCGCATCAGAATCACGCGATGGCAGAGCCCACCATCCAAGCGGTGTCCCGAGGGTCTTTTGTAAGACCGTGGCATCTTGGATGCTGGGAACAAGCTCGCCACGGAGGATGCGAGAGATGGTGCCCTGGTCGCGTCCAATCTTCGCCGCTAGCCATTTTTGAGTCTTTTTCAGCGCTTGAAGTCGTGTACTGGCATGCTGAGAGCCACGGGAGATAGCCATGCGTATGGATTATGCGCTTACACATGAGCCGTCAAGCCATAGCGCCACACTTGATGCGGATTTGCATTCTGCGTACGGTCCAGGTGTGGCCAAATCGCCGAAGAAGAAGCCCCTTTTTGCTCCGTACCAGGTGAAAATTCTGATCGACACGATCAAAAAGCACCGAAAGGATTTCAAGAATCAGAGTGACCTTGCCAAGGCCATCGGCATGACTCAGCCGGCCCTTTCCAATCTTTTCGCCGGCAAATGGAAGCCTGGCATGACGACGGCGCTTGCTGTCGCGGAGCTCGACGGCGTCGAGCTGGCAGATTTGGTGGGGCCGCTACAGAGCGGGGCTGAGACGCCGCCGAGCGGCACCCTCCCGATCCTGGAGGAGGACCGCTACCGCAATATCGACGTGTGCGTGAAGTTTTGGCACGGGCGCAAAGAGTGGAGCACCTGGACCATCGCGGCAGCCAAAGCCGGTCTCTTCGGCACGGAGGACTTTCCGGCGCCGGAGTGGCAGCCACGCCTCGACAGACTCGAAAAGGCGTTGGACGCCGTGCGCAAGAGCGCTTAGTGGCAGATCGCGTTGCAGCTCGGCGGCTGCACGTTGCCGCCGATGTCCGCGCATGACGCGGCTTGCTCATCGCTCACGCATGTTTGCGCCTGCGTGGCATCAAAACTGAGCCCTGCGCTACATGTCAGCGTCCCGCACGCTGCGGGATAGCCGCTGTTGGCGTTCGTCACGTTCTGGCAAGTTGCAATGTTCGGCTCGATGCTGCACGAGACCGCACGCTCACAGAGCGCCTGATAGAACTGCGCACAGAAATCCGGTGGCGACGAGGGCGCCGCTGACGAGCACGCGAGCAGGGTCGAGGCGAGCAAAACGATCCGCATGAGCTGAATCCTGACCGAAAACGGCTGGGGTTCCAAGGATATGTGTGACCATATATCTTTTCTATGCGAATACATTTGACGAATATGCGTCCACGCATTAGCTTGCATCTTGCGAGGCAACGAGATGCTGAGGAGCGCAACGCAATCGAGGGCGGCGGACGAGACGATCGTTGTCTCGCTAACTGCGCTCGGCCCTCGGCCGTCGCCTTCGGTTGCGGAGGGAAGAGACATGAACTGGGACGAGGCGTGCGAGCCTGACGCGAAAGCGTTTTACAACTGCTACCAGTGCGGAGAACCGTATCGCCATGGCGAGGCCGTCAACGGCTGCTGTGGCGAGCAGTGCAACCGTGAGCGCGCAAGAGAGTTTCGCGAGCGCGCCACGCTGAATGGCGGTGCGAAGTGAGCGCCGCCCCCAAGCTCATCGCCGCAATCGAGAAGGCGCGGACGCTCACGGAGCCCGTATCGCGTCCGACGCTGGCCCCCGCTGCCTGCGCGCTCTGCGGAGGCCTAGGCACGCTGCAGACGGACGACGCCGCGCGCCCTGGCAGCACCTTCACCGATATTTGCCCCCGCTGCGGTGGGAGCGGGTTTGCGGCGCGGAGGTTCCCGCTATGACCGCCATCGTCATCGACTTCGCCGCGCGCGCTCGGCTGCGCAAGGTAATCGCGCTGCTCGCCACGCTCGATCGCTTCTACGCGCGCGTCGGCGAGAATCCCGACGATGCGGCGCTCGCGGCTCGCTTGCGCGAGTGGCATGACAGCGATTGGCAGACGCTCGCGAGCTTTTCGGGAGTCAAATATCCCAGCGCGGAGACGCGCGCTCTTGTCATCGGCGAGATTGAGCGCCGGTCGAGGCTTACCCCTGTGGAGGTGCAGTCGTGAACCTCTCAACGCATCAAGTGCAGGCCATTCGTGACGCTGGGTCAGCGCAGCCCGAAGAGGTGCGCGCGCTGGCGGAGGAGGTGCTGACTCTTCGCGAGATTCGGCATCACTTGCTGGAAGAGTGCGCCGAGAAGCGGCGCGAGCTCGACGAGCTCCACGGAGTCATCCGATGAGCCGCCGCGTCGTTATCGTCCCCGAAAGGCGCGTTGCTTACTTCGCTATCGTCGTGGACGACGAGACGGGGGAGCGCCTGTATCAGACGGAGGCGTACGACGACGAGGCCGGGGCCGTCGCGTCAGCCAAAAGCGCTCTAAACGACGATGAGACGCTGACGAGCGTCCAAGAGTGTCGGGAGAGTGCGTGAGTATCGGCGACTTCTCGGCGTGGCCGAGCGCGTCCTACGACGCGTGGCGCGCGAGGAATGAGGACTACAGCGAGCGCCGTTACGAGCCGGCGCAGCCAAACCCATCTATCGCCCTCCCGCCGCCGCCCTGCAATGTGGTGCACGGCTGCACGAAGCCGGCGATGCACTTGGGCGGTTGCGCTGTGGACCCGAGAGACAAGCTCGAGCTTTTGACCTTCTGCTCGCGGTGTGGGCGTTGGGTCGACCCGATCGATCACACCGATGATTGTGACTTGGACTTACTTGACGACGAAATCCCATTCAACACGCAAGGAACACAACCATGGAACTCAAAGGCGGAAACTTCTACAAATTCCAAAAACTCGGCGACATTTTTCAAGGGCGCTTCGTCGCCTTCGACCGCGACGTTGAGGGCAACTTCGGCCCGCGCGATCAGCTCACGCTGAAGACCCGCAACGGCATCCAGATCATGGACTGCTCGAAATTCTTGGCGGGCATCTTCCGCGCGCACGAGTCGGAGCTGAAGGACAAGATCGTGACGGTCACCTGGACCGACAACAGGCCGCCGAAAAAGGCCGGCATGCAGCCGATGAAGGTCTTCCACGTCGACGTCAGTGACAAGCTGGAGGACGTCAAGGCGCCGGTCGTCAAGACGGCGACCGGGGGCGGCGCGACGTCGATCGGGGACGAGTTCCGATCGCAGCCGGGCGACGACGAGATCCCCTTCTGATGCTCTCCACCTATCTCGGCCCCGACGCGCTCCACGTGATCTTACGCCTTCGCGGGCGCGAGGTTCGCGTGGTCATCCCCGCCGGGGCCGAGTGGGTCCACCGAATCGACGTGAAGACGTGGCTAGAAGGATATCGGAGATGAGCACAACGAAGAGCCCACGCCGCGAGCACGGGAGACTTGTTCACTACTTCAGACAAGGAGCGAAACGATGAAAGCGAAAAAAATGATTCGGCAGGGTGACGTGCTTGTGATGCAGGCTAGGAAGAGCGCGATCACGAAGGCGCATACGGAAGTGAAGGACTCGCGCGGCGCAGTGCTCGCAGAAGGCGAGGCCACGGGACATCACCATCGCGTGAAGTTGCCTGGCGTCACGCTGCTGCGCGCGGAGGGCGTGAGCGACGCGGTGCTGACCGTGCCGCGCGACGTCGTCGCGCTGCTCGAACACGAGGAGCACGCAACGATCGAGATCGGCGGCGGCACGCACGTCGTCCGGCGGCAACGCGAATACAACTGGGCTGAGAAGTCATCTCGCCGGGTCGAGGACTGACATGGGCAAGCTCTATTCGTTCGCCGACCACCCGGAACACAAGGCACAGCTCGGCACGTGGGCGCAGCGCTGGATCGCCAACGCGCTGCGCACGACGGCGCAGACCGAGGACGAGCGCGAGAAGATGCGCGCGGCGATGCGCGGGCTCTATGAGGCCGCGAAGCTCGAGCTCGTGCCCGAGCACCGCGGCGTGTTCGTTGCGTCGCCGATGAGTGCGGCGATCGCCGCGAGCGTGGCCGCCGGCGTCTGGTGGCTTCGCGAGCATCGCGAGAAGCACGCCGCGCTCTTCGGTCGTGAGGTGGACGAGCCGGAGCTTATGGCGGCTGTCGGTCCGGCTGTCTCAAGGGCGATGGTCGTCGGTTGCGCGCACCTTCGTGGTGAGTCGTTGCCTGCGCTGCCCTCGATGTCGGGAGATCCTGCGGACGCGGCGACGGACGCGGCGACGGACGCGGCGACGTACGCGGCGACGAGAGCGGCGACGGACGCGGCGACGGACGCGGCGACGTACGCGGCGACGAGAGCGGCGACGGACGCGGCGACGGACGCGGCGACGGACGCGGCGACGGACGCGGCGACGGACGCGGCGACGTCAGCGGCGACGAGAGCGGCGACGTCCGCGGCGACGTACGCGGCGACGTACGCGGCGACGGACGCGGCGACGGACGCGGCGACGGACGCGGCGACGTCAGCGGCGACGTACGCGGCGACGGAAGCGGCGACGGAAGCGGCGACGTCAGCGGCGACGGACGCGGCGACGGACGCGGCGACGGAAGCGGCGACGTCAGCGGCGACGGACGCGGCGACGGAAGCGGCGACGGAAGCGGCGACGAGAGCGGCGACGGAAGCGGCGACGAGCGCGGCGACGGAAGCGGCGACGAGAGCGGCGACGAAAGCGGCGACGGAAGCGGCGACGTACGCGGCGACGGACGCGGCGACGTACGCGGCGACGAGCGCGGCGACGTACGCGGCGACGAGCGCGGCGACGTACGCGGCGACGAGAGCGGCGACGTCCGCGGCGACGGAAGCGGCGACGTACGCGGCGACGGACGCGGCGACGTCAGCGGCGACGGACGCGGCGACGAGAGCGGCGACGGACGCGGCGACGTCCGCGGCGACGTACGCGGCGACGTACGCGGCGACGGGAGCGGCGACGTCAGCGGCGACGAGAGCGGCGACGGAAGCGGCGACGTCAGCGGCGACGTACGCGGCGACGTACGCGGCGACGGAAGCGGCGACGGAAGCGGCGACGTCAGCGGCGACGGAAGCGGCGACGAGCGCGGCGACGGAAGCGGCGACGGACGCGTCCGATCTGATCGGTAGCCGGCTCGTCGCGTTTCTGATCCGCTGCACGCAGTACAGCCACGGCATGCGCAACGCCGGCAACATGTGGAGCGGCTGGGTCGCGTACCTGTCGTTCTTCCGCCACGTCGCGAAGCTGCCGCTCGACGTCTACGAGAAGTTCGCGCACTACGAGGCCGCAACCGAGCTCGCTGGCCCGCGGTACATGCACGCAAAGTTCTGGATCGCCTCGGACTTCCCGGAGACCGTCGGTCGCGACGAGCAGAATCGGCCGCACTGCGCGACCGGCCCGCAGCTCCGATGGCGCGACGGGTGGGAGCTCTTCTTCTGGCACGGCGTCCGCGTGCCCGCGCAGCTCATCGAAGCGCCCGAGACGATCACTGTCGCGCAGATCGACGCGGAGCCGAACGCCGAAATTAGGCGCGTCATGATCGAACGCATGGGCCTTGGCCGCTACGCCAATGAATCCGGCGCGCGCGTCGTCCACGAAGACAAAGACTCGCTCGGCTTGCCGCGCCGTCTCCTCTGGCGCGACGTGCCCGACCACGATCCCATCGTCGTCTGCGAGGTCATCAACTCGACGCCCGAGCCCGGCGCCTACGAAGGCGGCTGGGTGAACCCGACGACGGGTCGCGTGCACAAGATCTACCACCTCACCGTGCACCACGAGGCGCGGCCGCTGCTCGACGCCGACGCGCTCGGCGACGCGCAGAAGCTCACGTGCCACAACGCCATCGCGTCGACCTTCGGCCTCCGTGGTGAGGACTACCAGCCGGCGGTGGAGACATGAGCGCCGACGGCGCGCGCGGGAAGGAAACGAAATGAAGACCGCACCTGAAGATCGAGCGCGAACCCGTGATAGATGCGATCGCGACCTGCAACGAGGCGTGGGCCTGGTGGACTGGTCGATCGCATGGATCCGCGACCTGCTCGACGACCTCGACGAGGCGCTCGCCCAACTCGCCGCCGAACGCGAGCGCCGGCAGCGCGAAGGCGACGAGATGGACGATCTCTGGCAATCGAAGCTACACGCCGCACTCGCCGAGCGCGACGCCGAACGCAAGCTTCGGGAGGCGGAAGACGCGTTGACCCATCGTCCGTCGAGTTTGGATCTCGACCACACGGCGTGCGGGCTTCCGCTGGAGAGATTCCCGGTCGATCGGAATCTGCAACTCGGCGAAGGCGAGACGTGCCAGCGATGCACGCATGTCGTGGCAGCGGTCGCGAAGGAACGCGAGCGCCGGGAGGCGGCGGAGCGTGCGCTAGTCGAGGTCACTGAGAAAACGCACGCGCTCTACGACTCCGCCATCGCCGCGCAGAAGCAAGCCGAGGAGCGGGCGGCGGGGTTGGAGAAGCTGTTGGATCGGGCGTACGACGCTATCAACGTGGATGCTGAGACGGTTCTTGCCGCCGACATTCGCGCCGCCCTCGAAGCCGCAAAGGAGCCGAAGCGATGAGCACGATCGAGGAACGCGTACGCATCGCATTCGAGCAAGTCGATCGTACCGGGGAACCGGCCGAAGTGCTCGGCGACGACGGTAAGCGGGTGATGCTCATCGTGAAGCCGAGCGATCGACGGCCGATGCCTGGCGAGCTGGAAGAGCAACTCGCCGCCCGAGACGCCGAGCTGGCCACGGCGCTCGAGGAAGTCGAGGGGTTGCGGGAGAACCTGCACGAAGCGCTCGGCTATATGTCCGACTACTTCCGCCGCAAACACTTTGCAAAGTATCTGGACGGCAACGGAGAGCTGCTCGCGACCCTCGCCGCCTCGCGCGAGCCGGAGCCCGCGGGTGCAGATGCCGCCGACGAACTGACGCGCGAGGCGCAAGCGCGCGGGGAATACGACATGCCCGCATCGTCTCGCCGGGCGGACGCTCCGCAAGAGCCCGGCGCTTCTCACGATGCGACGCCCGAATGCGCGCACGGAGTATCGCGAGAGTACAACTGCCTCTTGTGCATCGCGGAAGAGCACGGCCACGCCGCCGCCGTGAAGGCCATCGCTGAGTGGATCCGAAATCCGCATGAGGGTGCCGAAAACCACTGGACGCCTAGTTGGGTTGCTGACGCCATCGAACGCGGCGAGCCGTTCCGGCCGCGGGCGGGGAAGTGAAGCGATGACGGAGATTGTATGGCCGTGCGGCGGCCACGAATACGATGATGTCGGGGTCGTGTGTGGCGCCTGTCACGATGCCGAGGTGTCGAGGCTCAAGGCCCAGCTCGCGAGCATGACGAAGCGCGCGGAGGAGGCGGAGAAGACATGCGACGACTACATGATCGACATCGAAGCGCTGGGCCGCAAAGGCGACGCCGCCGAGGTCAAGCTCGCGATGGCGGTTCAGGGGTTGCAGCGCGTAACGCGCTCCGACTACTTCCACGCTCAGCGCGCGATTGCTGAGGACACCCTCCGCGCTCTCGGCGTCGAGCCGGGGGAGGTGGGGCGGTGAAAACCCGTCGCGTCTGGCTTCTCGAACTGCGTCACAACGGCGTCCGTCAGGGTGACGGAGAATTCTGGCCCACGCGCCAATCGTGCATCGAGCAATTCGCCACGCTGGCCACGCTGGCGGACGGGCGCACCGATTCGGAATGGGAGGCGCGCATCACCTCGTGGCGCATTCCGAATCCGAAGGACGGATGGCGGACTCTCACATGACCACCGCCACAAATCACAACGCCGCGCGCGCCGCGCTATACGTCGCCCAGGCCGCGACGATGGCCGCTTTTCGCGAGGTCACTCGCCATGCGGACGACAGCAACACGCTGAGCTTTGCCGAGCGCGAGTTGCTCGGCGAGAAGATGCGCGAGATCGAAGGGCTGTTCTCCGACGTCGAGCGCTTGGTGCGACGATGAGCGTTGCGGATCGCTTCGACCTCCGCGTAGCCGGCGACGATCGCTCGTGGGCGTGGTTCTCTCGCGACGGTGCATACCGCTACGCGCTCGGTCGCCAGTGGCATCCGACGTATTCGCCTCTTACGGTCTGCATGCTCAACCCGTCGACCGCCGACGAGCGCGTGGTCGATCCGACCGTGCGCAAGTTGCTCCACTTCGCGCAGCGCGACGGCCACGGCGGGCTGGTCGTCGTGAACCTCTTCGCGCTCCGCTCAGCCGACCCGTCGTACCTAGCCGATTGGATCGCGGAGGGCCGAGACCCGGTCGGACCGGCGAACGATGTCGCGATCGACAATCTGCTTTCGCGAGCTACGCCGGTCGCCGCGTGGGGCGCGTTCTCGCAGAAGTTCATCCGCGAGCGTGTCGCGACGGTGCGCGCGATGCGGCCGAGCTGGCAGTGCTTCGGCGCGACGAAGGACGGCCATCCGAAACACCCGTGCTACCTCGCGAACGCGACGCGCGCTGAGGCGTGGCGATGACCGCCGCCGCTCCGGCCCTCTTGCCCGACGTGCTGACCGCGCAGCACATCGCCGACCGCGAGCACATCCCGCTGAGCACGGCCTACGAGCTGATGCACCGGATGATCCACTACTACGTCGGGCGCCAGCTCCGCGTCACTCGACATGCGTACGAGACTTGGCTACGACGGCAGGAGTGCGCGCCCTTGCCGCCCCGAAGCTCTACCAGCGTGCGCCGGGCGGGTTCTGGCAGTGCTATTGGCGCGGCGAACGATGGAGCACCGGCGAAACGGACAAGGCGAAAGCCGCTGCGAAAGTCCGGCAGCACTACGATCCACGTCACACGACCGCGCGCGAAAAAACGATAGAAGACGCGATCGCGCTCGTGTACGAAGCTCTCGTGCGTCGTGGACGCACCGCCGCGACGAAGGAAAACGCCGCCGGCAAGCTCGGGCACTTCGCGCGCATCTGGGAGGGCCGCAGCCTCGCGACGATCGACTACCCCGCCGTCGCCGACTACGTGACGCAGCGGACGAGCGAGGGCGTCAAGCGGATCACAATCAGCCACGAGCTCGGCTACCTACGCCAAGCGTGGAAGCTCGCGCGCGCGAACGGATGGGTCACGAAGGCGTGGGATGAGCTGATGCCGGAAAGGTTCGATACGGGGCATCGGCCCCGCACGCGATGGCTCACGAAGCAAGAACTCTCCGCGGTGCTCGGATCGCTGCCGCCCGATCGCGCCGCGTGGGTCGCGTGGATCGTCGCGACGGGCTCCGACGTGTCCGATGTCGAGCGCGCGAAGGCCGGCGACGTCGACTGGAAGCGCGGCCTCGTGCGCGTGCGCGGCACGAAGACGGTCTTTCGTGACCGGCTCGTGCCCATCACGCCGCTGACGCGACCGCTGCTCAAGCTGGCGACCGAGCACGGCCCGCCGTTCGTCGACGTGTGGAATACGCCGACGAGCGCCAACATCGTGCTCCGTAAGCTCGCCGCTCGCATCGGCATCCCGCACTTCAGCCCGAAGGACCTCCGGCGTACGTGGGCGACGTGGCACCGGCACGCGGGCGTCGACCTCGACCTCCTCGGCCGCGGCCTCGGTCACGCGGACGGCTCGCCGCTGGCCGCGACGACGTACGGGGCCGGGGAGGACGACGAGCTGGCCCGGCTTGTGCGGATGCAGGTCCGACGGAGTGCGAATGGTGTGCGAATGGCGCGGAATCGGAGGGGGTCAACCGGAACAACTGGAATCGGGACCCGCAGAAAATAGCGCCCCCGGCAAGAATCGGACTTGCGACCTTCGGTTTAGGAAACCGCTAACCTATCGCAAAAACACGGCGTTTTCGTGGCCGTGCGCGGATGTGTGAAAATCGTCCGCCCCATGTCGATTTCTTGTCGCTATCACTTGCGCGGCGCTGGCTCGCGGCGAGAGGCGTGGTAGTGGAGTGGTGGATAAGATAGACGCGGAGCCCGGCGTGGGGAGCCCGGTCTAAACTCTCAACGCCCCAACGTCCGGCGCGTCCACGCTGTCCACGTCCCATAGCCCGACTTGGTGCGGCAGAGCCACGTTGCCGCGCTCCTGCCACGCGATCGAGAGAGGCGGGCGGGTTCCGCCGAATTGGGCCGCCCACCAATCCCATCCGAGCGGTCCACCTATCTCCGGCTTGAGCACCAACATGGTGCGCCAGTAGCTCGTGCTCGCGTAGATGATCGGCTCGAGCCCGGTCGCGGCTTTCACGCGCTCGCACCAGTCGTCGGCCCAGGATGCGGCGTTGGTGGGCACATGCCCATCGCTCAGCGTCTCCATGTCGATGACGGGCCGCAGCTCGATCAGGTGAGCGTGTGCCAGGAACGCGGCCACGAGCGTCGCGCAGTCCTGCGACGGGTGGCCGAACTGGTAGGAGCCAATGGGGACGCCGGCCGCCCGAGCGTTGAGCACATGCACCGCGTGGAGCGGGTCGAGTGTCGTACCCTCGCAGCATCGCGCGTACGCAAAGCTACCGTAGCCGTCACGGACGAGCGCGGACCAATCTACGTGAGGCTGGTACTGGCTGACGTCGACTCCGTAGAGGGTCATCGGATGAAGGCCAAGGGCAACGTGACGGCGATGCCGAGGGCGAAGCCCAGGCACGCCCAGCGGATGCGGACTTCCCAGAGGGTCACGGCTTGGTCACTTCGGCGTCAACCTCGACGTCCACGGCCGCCCTAGCACCGGGGTCCAAGCTCGTCGCGTCGACAGCCGGCGCAAGCACGGCCAGGAGCTCCCCGAGCTTGGGGAGTCCCGCAACGGCCCCCGCGTAGTTGCCGGTGACGACGTCAGCGCCGATGCTGGCGAGCTGAATGAGAATGTCTGATTTCGGATCGCTCATTGGGATGGCCCTCCATCGGTGACGGCTGCAGGGGGCGCCCCAGCGCTGTCCCACTTCTTTCGCACGTATTCGAGACACGATTTCTGAGCCGCGGAGTTGCCCGAGTAAATATCCACGCACGCGTGGGATTGCGCGGAGTACTCATCCTTCGCGACCTGTTGCTTGGTGCAGCCGACGACCAGCAGCGCCATCGCAAAAATGAGTTTCACGGCTTCACCGGAGCCGGAGCCAGGACGCTCCGGTGGTTGATGACGGTGAGGACGAACACGGCAACCGCTGCCACCTTGGCGTCCGTCGAGTGACTCGCCACCGTGGCGATGGCGACGCCGCACGCAACGAGGTACGGCAGGAGGATTGAGACGTAGTGAGATGCTTTCATGGTTTTCCCATCCAATGACGTACGAGCCAGCCAAGTACGACGAGTGTGATGCCGAGGGCGATACGACCGGAGATGTTGAGCGCCTTGCGCCAGCGACGAGCCGCAGCGCTGATTTCGTTCTCGCGCTGCCAAGAATCGAATACGCGTTTGCTCACGCGCTTGTGATTGCCAGTCGGAGAATCTTCCCAGTCCTCTTCGATGAGCGATGTGTGGGCCGGGCGCGTTTCTGCGTCGCGGAGTAGTGCTGCGTTGAGTGCCTCGAATCCGTGGCGCATGTCGCGACGCATTTCCGTAATATCGCGTTGCATGCGTTCGTGAGATGCCTCGACGCGCATGGCAGCATTCGCCGCTTTCTCCGCGTTCTCGTGGCTGCGGCGTGCGTACTCAACGAGTGCTTGCTCGGTATTTCCGTTCATCGATCACTGACTCCCGAAGTTGAAGCTTTGAATCCACACGGTCACGTCGGCCGTCGTGCCGCCGGTGTTCGTCACGGTGATTCGCTCGTTCGTCCCGGAGACGCTCCACGTGCACGTGGGCGGACCGGCGCCGACGAAACCGGAATCGGCCGCTTGCGCGTGCGACGCAACGAACGTCGTCGACGTGTTGCCTTGCGGGTTTGCCGACGACGCGAGCGCAGTAGCGAGGGAGAGCGTTCCGTTCTTGTTTTCGAAGACGGCCTCGCAAAAGAGCAGGCCCGTCGTGGACAAGTGACCGGTCGTGATCGCGCTCATTCCGACGCGCGCGAGGACCCAAGAGGCGCGGTCCGTCGTGCTCGCGTAGTCGCACGTCATCGTGCCGCCGCTCGCCGCTGCCGATCCGGTGCAGATTTTTTGATCGGCCACGATGGCCGTCGACGTCGCGCCGGCTCGGTCCGATTGAAGGACCGCGAGAAGCGCGAGGACTAACACGAAGAGTTGAGAGCGCTTCATCGGTGCCTCACGGTGCGAGAACGAAGATGTTCCCGGACGAGTCTTTGATCTTCAGCTTCCCATCGGCCGAATCGAGGTATTCGCGCATTGCACCGGACGCAGGTGCGGCGGGCGCACCGGCTTGCAGGAAATCAGCGTATCCCGCACCGATCCCGATGACGTTCGTTGCGGCGTCGCCGGCAAGAAGGAGAGTCGCGCCGGTTTTATTCGTGCCGACCGTGAGCGATGTAGCACTCGTTCCGCTGCGCATTGCTGGCGTGGTAGCGGTTTGCACATTGCCGCCCCAGTCGAACGACAACGGCGCCGAGACTGTACCGTTTGCCCCGCCGAATGATGCCGCGCCTTGGATTGCCCCAAACCACCACGCGGCAGCGCCGACATTCCACGATGTCGTACTCATCGACATCTGCGCTGTCGTGCCGCCGACGAATAGATTGTATAACCACGCATTGATAACTCGGTCGTTGACCGTCTGCGTAGCGCTATCGATCCATGACGTACGCTGAGCGATCCCGGTGTTATCGTACCAAGTACCGAGGATCTGATTTGCCGGACTGCTGAATTGTACTGCCTTCAGATTCGCATCGGTCGCCAGCGTGAGCGTCGCGCCGGCCTTGTTCGTGCCGAGCGTCGCCGCACTAACGAGCGGACCCCACTGCAAGGTGGACGTCGTGAAGGGTCCAGTCACGACCGCCGCCGCAGTCGTGCCGCTCAGCTCTCCCGCGAGCGATTGCGAGGCCTGATTGCTCGTCGGGAGCGTCCCCGTCACGTAGCCCGAGCCGCCCGCGAGATTCAGCGCGCCGGGCATCCAAACCGATCCGTTCCAGCCAATCGTGTTTCCGGTCGTCGGTGCCGAGCTCGAAACCGCTCGCCCTTGCAAGCCCGTCACCGTCAGCGCGCCCGGATCCGTCGCCGATGCGTCGACGTCGCCGTGCGGGTACGCCCACACCGTTGCTGCGCCGGCGTCGTTCGTCCAAAGCGCTTGACCTGCGAGGCCGGGCGAGACGCCAGCGGGCGCCCAGTAGTACGCGCCGCCGTCCCATTGGAGCGCGCCGACCGTCGGCGCGGGCACCGGATGGCCCTGCACGCCGACGACGGTTTGGGAGACATACGAGCCGTCGAGGTCGCCAGAGAATTGAATCGGCGTTGCCGCCCCCGACGCGTCGATCGCTTGCGTGAGCAACGCGCCGAGCGCCATCGTCGCAATGACGAGTGAAATCCAAACACGATGCCTCATGTGCTCACCCACGTGCTGTCGACCGTGTCCGCGATCCACTCGGCAGCCTGGCCGCCGATCGCTCCGAAGTTTCCGGGGTTGAAAATCGGCCCTGTATCGAGCCCGCCCGCGTCGACGCTGCCCTCCCACTCGACATGGAAGCCGTTGCCAAGCACCTGGAGCGTGTTCGCGTTGGATAGCGTTGTATCGGTGACCTTGATCATCCACGACGAGCCGGAGCCAGGTCCATTCGGGAGCTGGATCGTCATCGGCCCTGTGAGGCCCGAAACAAGAATCAGATTGCGACCGGTTGGAGCTGCAACCACTTTCGCGCCCTGTCCGGTGAATTTCGTGACCGACGTGTAGCCGCTGGGCGACGCGGATCCGGTTGGGCCCTGCACCTGCGAGACGATGACGGCAGCGGTTTGCGGATTGACCTGAACGATGGCGGCGATCATCGCGTCTGCCTTGCGACGACTTCGAACCGGCCGCCAAAGATGTAGTCGTTCACGCCTGCGACCGTGACGAGCACGTCAAAGAAGTATTTCCCGGCGTTCAGCGCCGCGAGCCGCGCTCCCGTGATCGCGAGCTTGAAGCCGTTGTTGTACGCGGGGATCGCGGGCGGGTTGGCGCTCGCGAGACCATTGCCGCCGATGAAGTTCTGCGCGTTCGCGCCGACGAGCGTGATTTCTCCCGTCGCCGTCGAGTACGTATCAATCAGTGTGCTCGTCGGCTGCTCGGTCTGCCGTACCTGCATCTTGAGCGATGCGCCGGTGAAGTCGTGCGGCACGAGGTTGTTGTCGCCGCCCATTGCAAGGTAGAGCCCGGCCGCGTCCGCGTCGTAGAAAAACCAAGACCGCGCGAAGTCGGCGTTCTGCTCTACGTCGAGGTCGAGCTGCGCCCACATCGCAGCCTCTTAGGTCGCGCCGCCAGGCTCGGAGCTGATGAAGACGCGGATCTGTCCGGCGCCCGTCGCGACGAAGCCGAGGAAGTTGTCGACGCCGACCTGAAGGCGAAAGCGTGCCGACTGGCCCGCGGGGATCCGCGCGCACGTCTTGGCGGCGCCGGTGTAGACGCCGTTCGCGTCGACAGCGCCGTTCGTCGCGAGCGCGGGCACGTTGGCGCCGGTGACGTCGGCCTTGGCGGTGCCGAGGATGTATCCGACGTCCGCGGTATCCGCGAAGATCGTGATGAAGCTGCCGACGGCGCCAACAGGGCCGTTCGGCGGCGCGTTCGCGCCCTGCGCCTTGCTGGCATCGCCGGGGTCGTAAGATAGCCCGCTCGTGAGCGTGCGAAGGTCGAGCAAACTCGCAACGGCGCTCGTCGCGAGCACGACCGCTTCGCCGAGCGCGGCGACGCCGTGACCTCGCGCGCCGGTGACGCCAAGCGCGGCCGTGCGGAGCCTATCTCCAGACGAAGGCATCGCTCAGCCCTTGTGATGGCCGTGAACGTCTTTGGGGATCTTGTAGCCGGTCTTTTTCCAAAGAGCTCGGCCGCCTTCGCTCGTCATGCCCCGCTGTGACATGTCGCCGTCGCTGTCGGTGCCCTCGGGCTGCACGATCGGCTTTCGCTTGCCGCCCGAGCCGGATCCGATCTTCTGATCCGCGCGCGAACGCGTGTCCGCGCCGCCGCGACCGGGACGATCTTTCAGTGAGCCGTTTTGTGCCTTGTGTGCCATGTCACGAGCCTAGCCCACTTCCGTGCAGCGCGGTAGAGGCAGAAAGATTACCCTTCATCACTTTTCCACCGTGGCCGCGATGTGTGCCACTTCCTGCCGTTGTGACCTGCTGGGACTGGGGAAGCGGCGCAATGGGGCGGTCGAACACCGGCTCCCCAAGGATCATCTTGACGGCCGCAGCCTGTGGCGGCGCGAGCGGCGTTTTCAGCTCTTTCAGCTGCGCCGTCACGCGCGCTTGGAGGTCACGCATCGTCGCCGGCTTGGTGAACGCAACGGCGTCGACCATGTCGCGCGTGAGCGCGCCCTTGCTGGCGGCATGTAGAAGCGTGGTCGGATCGTCCACGGCGTTGAAGACGCGAACAAAGCGCGCTTTATCCGCGTCGCTCGGTTTGATCGTGCCGGCCTTCGGGCTCGCGGGGTCGATCGGCCGCTCTTTGGGCATCTGCTGCGAGAGGTAAAACATCGACGAGACGGCGGCGCGCTGGTACGAGCTTCCGACGGTCGCGAAGCTCGGCCCGAGCGCCGCGGCGTGCGCCTGCACTTCCTGCCCGTACTGCGGATTGGACATGACTGCCTGCACCGCTTTGCTCTTGTCCGCGAAGCTACCGTCGAGTGACTTCGGCCGCCCCGGTGCGTTGGACGCGACGGCACCGTGTGTGATCGCCGTAATCCCGCGCGTAACCGCTGACGTGTAATTGCGCTGCGCGGTGATCGCGGCGCGCGCGGCAACCATCGGCATGATGGTGTTTTCGACGGCCCCCGAATCGAGCATCGCGTGGAGCAGCCGCGCGCCGACGGCTTTTCCGTATGTCTTGAGGAGATGGTTTCCGACCATCGCCGCGCCGCCCGCGAGAAGTCCCATAGGGTGTCCCGCCGCGAACGCACCCAAGCCATGCGCGCCAAGAATCGTCGAGGTAAGGCTGATGGGCTCGTGAACGCCGATGCGCTTGTCTGCGGATTCGAGCGCCTGCGAAACGATGGTACCCATGCGGTATTGGCGCTTCGCGGCGTCATAGCCGTTGCCCCATTCTTCGCCGAGCGCCGCGCGCCCCTGTTTGCCTATTTCGTCTTCAAGCACGGCGCGCACGTTTCGCTTTTCGCTGTTCACCGTCGCTTGCGAAACGTCCGCCTTGCTGAAGTTGATCGCCTCGTCGACCTCGCGGCGCAGGTCGTATACCTGGCGAAACGTCGGGCTGTCGCCGAGTTTCGTCTCTGCGTTTTCGACGAGCGCGCGGATCTGCTTCCCAACGTTCTGCACGCCGGGGTCTACGGATTTTTCGAGCGGGTCGACGACTTCGCTTTTCAAGCGATCGACGATGGGCGCCCAATCCGGTTTCGCGCCGACTTGATCGAGCGTGTCGATGTGCGCGGCGATCTTCGGCGCGGCGTCCTCGGTCGCGGCTTGTGCGGCTTCGAGCTTCGCATCGCGCGTGATCGGGTGCGAGCCGTCCTCGGTGAAGCTCGAAAGATTATCGTGCATCCACTGCCCGACGGTGTCTTTCGAAACGCCGGCTTTTTCGATCCGGTTGACCTCTTTGGTCTTGGCCCCGGTCGCGTCGACCTCCCAATCGTTGGCCATCTTGCGGAGCATGTCGCGGATCGGGCTCGCGCCTTCCTCGCCCGGCGCGGCGGCGCGTTCGAGCGCCGCGCCCACGACGCCGCCGGCCGTGCCGAGTCCAGCGCCAAGCAGCGCGCCCATACCCATGTCGTGAAGAAGCTGCTCGCCCGTGAGCTGATGGTCGGGTGAAACCGCGTCCTCGCCGAGTTCCATCATCCCGGTCGAGACGCCGCCGGTGACCGCGCCGCCCGCGGCTTTTGTAATCGCGCGCTGCGCCATCTGGCCCGCGAACGATCGCGCGTCGCCGCCGACTAGCGCGCGCATCCCGTCCTCGGTCAATCCGGACGCAGCATCAAGCGCTCGCGTCGGCGCCGTGAACGCCGTTTTCGCCGCGCTGCCGGCGCGCTCAAGCGTCGAGGCTTCTTCTGCCGCTCGCGCGGCACCTTCCAAACCGATTGCTCCGGCCTCTTCCGGCGCCGCCGCACCACCGCTAAGCACCGTCGGAGCGATGGCGCCGACCACCTGCGATCCAAGGTTTGTGTACGGATTCGCCTCGCGCATCTTCGCGAGGGCTTCCTTGTGCTCGGGGCTGAGTACCGCGCCGAGTGCGACGTCTGAGAGGCCGAGCGTCGCGCCGCTCGCCGCGCCCGCCGCGCCGACGATCGCTTGCGATCCTAGACCGCCGTACTTCTCTTGCAGCGCCGCTTGGGCTTTTTCTTTCTCGTGATGAGCGACCTCGTCGTCGCTCATCACGTGGAGGTCCGGAGCGCCAGCCGCGAACGTGCCGAGGTTTGCTGTTGGGACGGAGTACGTCTTGCCGCCCGACTTCACCATCACGGCGCTCTTGTCGGTGCCGTATTGGCCCGACAAGAGCGCTTGCGTCATCTGCGCGTCGGGTACCTCGACGGGGTTACCGCTCTTGTCGTAGAGCGTGCCCAATCACTGCTCCGTCGCGCCGGCCGCTGCCGCCGCGTCGCTCACGCCTTGGCCTGGAATAAAGCCGCCACCGCCCGCGATCTGCGGCCCGGTCTTGAGCAGCGCCGCGCGCTTCTCTTCGATGATTTTTCGCACCTGCGCGAGCTTCGCTTTGTCCGCACCGGTGAATTGATACGCGTTCAAGTCGCTCGGGAGCATCGACTGCGCCGTCTGAAGCTCCGTCTCGTTCGGCGACTTGCCGGCGTTCACGTAGCCGAGCTCGGCGCTCATGGCATTCAGCAACGTCTTGCCGCGCGCGGTGCGCGCCGCGTCGAGCGTACCGCCTTGGTTCACCATCTTCTCGGCTTCGTCGAGCTGAGAGAGAAACGCGTCGTAGCGATTGAGGTTGTTTTGGTACTCCATCTGCACGCCCGCGCTGCGTCCCGCGCCGGCCTGGCCGGTCTTGATCTGCGGCGCTTCCTCGCTCGGGCCGCCGGAGTACGGAATGCGGTGCGTGCGCGCGACAGCCACGATGGCCTGGTCGAGCGACATTTGGCCGCCCTTGTCGTGGTCGGACTTGTACAAGTCCTGCGCCTCCTTCGCCATCGCAGGTGTCCAACCGTTGCCGCCGCCGACGACTTGTGCCTGAGCGCGGCCGAACGCCTTGTTCAAGTAGTCCGCGCTCGCGTCGTCGATCGCCGCCTTGTGCTGTTCGGCCTCCGCGAGACGGACGGGGCTCGCGTTGCCGACCAGCGATGCATCGAGTCCAGCCTTCGCTAGCTCGGCGTTGTGTGCGTAGACGAGCGCGTGCGCCTTTTCCTCATCCAAGCCATTCTCTCGCGCGTGCGCGTAGAGACTGAACATCTTGTCTCGCTTCGATTTCTGCGCGTCGATGTCTCGCTTCGTCTCTTCGTCGATTTGCTGGAGGATCGGATTCGGTCCGCTCTGGCCGCGGAGCGCCATTCCGGCACCCTGGAGGCCCGCCGCGAGGCTGAGCATCACGCGCTTTCCGGCACTCATGCTCGAAAGATAGTGATTCGGATCCACGTCCTGCGCGTTCTTCCAATCGTCGTAGGCCTTGGCGATCTTCGCCTGTGTGTCGGCGTCTGCCTTCTCCTGCTCCATCTGTCCGCCGCGGAGCGTGCCCTGGTAACCAGCCAGCGCCTGCGCGTCGTTTTCATTCTGTTCGTACTTCGCGCGCGCGACCTGATCGATCGCGTCCTTCGCCTCGGTCGCCGCGTTCTGCTTCGCGGCGAGTCCGGCGCCGCTCGCGATCTGGACGTCATGCGCGGGCGCGACGCGAGCGCCGGCCAAGCTCGATTGAATGTTGAGCGGCGCGGACGGGGCCGCGGGCGGATATCCGCCGCTGGGACCGCCGCTACCTGGCGTGACGAAGTTGATTTGCTTGGGCGCGGGGGGCGCGGGAGACGCGGGCGAGCTCGACGCGCCCTGCGCTTGGAGCGCGCTGGAGAGCGCCGCGCCGTAATCCTGCGAAGGCCCGACGGGAGGCGCGGTCGGCACAGGACTGACCGGCGGCGCACTCGAGCTCGGCAGACCGAGCGCGACCTGCACGGGGTTGACGTACATCGGGCCGGGCGCCGCGGCTTGCTGCGGCGGGATGTACGCGTTCGGATTTGTCGGGTCTGCCAAAGCCAGCGCGTCGCCGATACCCATCACTTCCTCCGATTCAGCGCGTCGGATTCGAGCGCCTTCACGCGCTCAAAGACGCGCGCGAGGCCGGCCATGGTCGCCGACAGCGCCGTTTTTTGATCCACCATCTTGCCCTGCGGCGTCTGCACGACGAGCTGGGAGCCGAGGTGAGGGATTTTTTCGAGATCTTGCGCCATCACGCCGAGATAGATCCCCCCGGTCGGGGCTACGCGCGGCTCCATGCGTGGATCTTTGTATCGGTAGGAGTACGGCCGCATGTGCTCGAGAAACGAGTCGGCAAGCGACGGCTCGGCGATCACTTTCTGGGTCGCGTCGGACATGGCGAGCCCAGCGCCTCCGCTAGCCTGAGCCTGCATCCCAGCCTGCACCGGATTGCCGACGTGCACTTGCGCTGCGGGCGCAGTCGCGTTCATCGCTGAGACGGGGTGCGGCTGCGCGGCGGGAGCGGTCGGCGCATACCGTTGCGCGGGCTGCGGCGTCGGCATGGGCTGCGGCTGGTAGGCGACCGGTGCGCGAGCAACGTTCATCATCGGGTTCTGTTGCTGTGCCTGCATTCGCGCGGCGTAACCTTGAGCGCCCTGCTGCGGCGGCTGTCCGTAGCCTTGCTGCTGCATCTGCTGGAAAAACTGCATCATCTGCTGCCACGACGGCTGCGGCTGCTGCGGTGGGTACGACGGCGGCGGGTTGTAGGACGGCTGCGCGGGTTGCGCTTGCGTCGCTTGCGTCGCTTGCGAGGGCGGCGGCGCGACGTTCGGCGATGCGTGCGTGGGACCAAAGTTCGTGCTTCCGACGCCGATTTGCGGAACCGCGGGCGCGCGCATCGCGCTCGGCGGAGCGGCCTGCGAAATGTTCGGCGGCTGCGATTGCATCGCGTTCGCGACGGGATTTCCTCCGGGGGTCATCATGTCATAAGCCCTTTCACGAGGCCGCCGATCGCTCCGACGCCCGCGCCGATCGCTGTGCCCCACGGACCAAACGCCGAGCCGACCGCCGCGCCGCCAGCCGCACCGATCCCGGTCGACGCCGCCGTGTTTGCGGCTTTGAGCCCGTCATCGTGCGGCCGGCTCTGTGACGCCGCGCCGAGCCCGCCCTGGAGCGCTCCGCCCGCGCCACCGACGACGGCGCCAACCGGACCACCGGTCACCGCGCCTTCGGCCGCACCGATCCCGGCTCCGACGCCCGCGCCAATCCCCACGTTCGTAGCATTGCTCGGCGTCTGCTGCTGCGGCTGCCCGTTCAGCGGTTTCGAGTAGTCGATCGATCCGATGTTCCCCGAGCCCTGTGGTTTGATGTCCGTCTTGAGGTTTGCATCCGAAGCGGCGGCGCCGATCGCGCCCGCGGTGCCCTGCGCAACCGCACTACCGATGTTCACGCCGAGCTGCGTGTTGAACTGCGACTGCTGCGTGTTGACGCCTTCGGCCGCGAGCAGGTTTGCCATGTACGCTTGCTGCGCGGAGAGCCCAAGTCCCTGCTCTTGCTCGCCCATGCCCCACAGCGCCGTCTGCATCTGATTGATCTGCTGCTGATTGGCCTGCTGCAGCGATGCGTTCTGCGACTGCCTTTGGAGCTCGAGTTGCCCGATGTTGGCCATCCCTTGAGCGCCCTGCTGCTCTTCCTGCATCGCGATCTGCGCGGCCTGGTTCGCACCGGACGCCATTTGAGCGCCCGCGCCCTGTGTCGCGGCGCGCATCGCGCCGGCTCGAGCTGCCGCGCCGCCGCGCGCGGAATTCGCCATCGCCATCTGCGCCGCGATGCTCTGGTCTTGCGACTGCCGGAATTGATTTTGGGCGTACCCGCCATCGCCCTGCATGAGCTGCTGGTAGTAGTTTTGTGCGTTGGCGAGCTGCGAAACGTCTCCGATCTGCGGCGCGTTCTGGTTGTATCCGTTCGCGAGGCCGTTGAAGTAATTCGACATGCCCGCGGCCTGGTTGTACAGGCCCCCATAGACCTGTCCTTCCTGCGTGGACATTTTCCCGCCGGTCTGGTCGTTCGCGTTGCCGTCGTTTCCGACCTGCGTTGGGGAGAACGCGTTGCCGGATTGCGGATTCACGAACGGCAAGCCGTTGTTCATCTGGTTGTAGCCGTATTGCCCCTGCGTTGGAGTCTGCGGCGACTGCGGCGGAGGTCCGTACGCGCTTCCGATGTTGTTCGTGTTTTGGTTCGGATCGGGCATCGTCTTACGCCTTCAGTCTCGCGGGAAGCCTGCGGTAGCGGTCGCCGATCTTGTCGAGGTCGAGGGCGAGCGCGTCGAACGAAAATCCCTGCCCCGTCGTCTTGGCCGCGTCGTCGACGTCGGTGACCACGACCTGAATCGCCTCGCACTTGCAGTACGCGGCCGGCGAATGAACCTCGACTTGCTCGGTCGGGCGTCCCTCAAGCTGCGAATTGGTCCACGTCGCGGTCTTTCTCACGGTCGTGTCGTAATTGTACCTGAGTTGCACCTGCACTCCAGATGCATCTTGCTGTTCGCCGTAGACGAGCGCCCGACGGGCGCGCATGTAGCCTTGAGGGCCGGAGACCTTGATCCAGGGCGAGGCGAGTGACAGCGGCACGAAGTGCGACGCGCCGGCCATGTCCGTATCGAGGTAGCTCGTCGCGGATTCTTTGTACCGACCGCCCGCGCTCGTGACGATCGTGAACGTTCCAGCGTCGTCGAGGAACATCGCGACGATCGGCCCGTCGAGATTCGCGTACTGATGGATCGTCCACGCGTTCAAAAAATAATCGAAGCAGACGATCCGCTGGTTGCCATTGCCGTCTTGCATGCACCATCGCGCTTGCTTTGCAATCGGCACGACGCACGACGCGACGCACGTTCCGTAGGCTCCGACGGTGTCTTGCACGCCCTTGCCGATGTAGGCGACGGACAGGTCTCTCCCGAGAAGATGAAAGCCGACCGCCGATTGGAAAATGAGCCCTTGCGGCACCTCGACAACGGAGCCGGCGGCGATGCATCCCACGTCGCTCGGCACCTTCTGCGGGATCGTCCAATCGCTGCCCTGGCCCGTGTCCGCCGGGCCGTCGCCGAACATGACGAAGATGCTCGAGCCTTTGAAGCACACAAACTTGTCATCCGTCGACGCAATGGCCGTGATGTCTCCGCCGTCGATAAAGGGCTGAATGAGCACCTCGTTGAAGCCCATGACCTCACCCGCGGTTTCTTGCCGCGTGAACCACACGTTCGCGAGCGTTTCATCGACTATCGCCAGCCGGCCGCGATGCGCGCAGACGAGCGACGCCGCGGGCGGATTCACCGCGTCGAGTACGCCACCGGTCGTGTAGAGGAGCTGCGCTTTTTCTAGCGTCGCGTCGGGAAGCTGATCGTTGTAGTCACCATAGGGACCGTTGGCGAAATTCGCGGGGTCAACGCGCGCGACGTAGAAATACGTCGAGCCGAGCGTGAGCGTCCGGTAAATCTCGACCCAGTACGCGCCGCCCGGATCGGTCGCTTCGTCGTTCGTCCACGCGAGCTTGGGAAAGACGACTTGCCCGACCTGGTTCGCGAGCACGACAGGCGTCGCGAGCACGGCAGGCGAGCTTCGTTCGATGTTGCCGTGTCGGTCTTGCCGAGCGTAGACAACGGCGTAGCTGAATGTGCCCGTGATGCCAGGGCCGCCCGTCGGCGTCACCACGATGAACTCTGGGAAGTGAGCAAATCCGTGCTCGACGTGCGGCGGCCCCGCGCGCATGAGCATGCCGCCAGCGACTTCGTTAGTGTCGTTGAGCGTCGCGACCGCGGGCGAGGTCGCCGCGGGCGCAAACTCCGAAAGCCACATGGTCGCGAGGTCCGGGCCAGTACCAACAGCGCCACCACCAAGCGCGAGCGGCACGATGAGGCGCGAGCCGTCTGCGTTGAGGCTCCGATTCAGGAACCGCGCATCACTCCAGCGCTCGAGGTACGGATCGAGCTGGCGCGGCGCGACGCATGCGGCGATCGTCGCCTGCGAGCCGGCGAGAGCGAGCGGCACGCCGGGCGACGCGCGCACGCGGAAGTCGACGAGGTACTCCGTGCATTGCTCGGAAATGAGCGTCACGGCCGTCGGATTCGTGCCGGCGCCGATCTGGTAGTTTTGCACGCACGGGTGAGAGACGTGGATGTACTGCCCGGCGATCTGCTGCGCGTCGTCGACCTGTCCGGGGCGCGCGAGCGGACGAAGGCCGAAAGGGTAGTACGCGAAGCCCATCGGCGTGACGACGTTGCCGCCGCTCCGCGCAACGAGCCCGCCCATCGTGACGGGCATGCTCGGCCCGCCCTCGCCGAAATTCGTTCCATCCGTTGCCCAAAACGAGACGAAGATTTCGCTGTTGAGCGTTGCGTTCGTCTTGGTTCCTACGCGGCACGCGCCGCCGATTTCCCAAAGCGTGTACCCGAAGTCGCCAAGCGCGGCGGTCACACTCGGATCGGCGCTGTACGACGCGAGCGTCGTGAAAAGCCCGTCGGCGGAGAGGTAATCGATGTGCAGATTGTCGTGGCCGGGGAGGTTCGGATTGTCGTTCCAGACGAGCGCGACGTCGACGCCCCAATCGGCCACGATTTGCATCGCGCTCTTACCGGGAAATCCCGTGTTCGCAAGCGTGCCGGTCGCGACTGACGCGAAGTTTTGGAAGTAGCGCCACGTAAGCTGCGTCTGCGTCGTCGAGGGCAAGTAGAGCGCGATCCATCCATCGTTCGGATCGCCGCTCATCGGCTGGACGTCGAGGCAGGTAGTATCGGAATTCCACAGCTGCGTCGTCGCGCCCGCGTGGAGCGTCCACGCGTTGTCCGCCGTGCCGGGCGCAACGGAATACGCGCGGAGCTCGCGCGACGCAGATCCCGTCGTCTCCAGCACGAGAAAGAGCACGAGCAGCGCCGAGTGCGGAAGCCACACGAGGTTCAAGAGCGTCACGTTTTCGCCCGTGACCGCGAGCGCCGGAAACTTCAAGAGCTGCTGCGAGGTCGACGGATCGAGTAGCGACGACTCGATCTGAAAATTCGACGAGCCGATCGGCTCCTGCGGCTCGCCAATCCAGGCCACCGCGCGCACGGCCCCCTGGACGGCAACGACGCCGTCGCAAATCAGCGGCGCGGCGATCGACCGAACCGGAAGCGGTCGGCGCACGGCGGAAAAGTTCGGACGCTTGCCGGCGTATGCAACCGTCCCGGCTTGCTCGACCCATGCCCACGACCCCTGGAACACCTGCGCGCCAAGCCCACCGAGCGTCGACGCATAGAGGCTCGGCGCGACATACGGATCGGCAATCCCGCTCGCGTTGAGCACGTTGCACGCGCCGAGCTCTTTGTCCGCCTGCATGCCGTAGCGCTTGTCGACGCGCCCGACGTAGCGGAACGAGCCGTTCAGAATGCTTGCTTGGTTGTGCTCGGGGTCGAGGTATGTCGCCGCGGTCTTCTCATCGAGGCCGCCGACGAAGGGAAACTGAACAAAAACGGGCTCGCCCATTACGTGTACACCAAGAGGTCCGCGAGCACGCTCGCGACGCCCGCGAACGCGGCGAACTGCGTCCAGATCCGGATGACACTGCTCGGGTCGCCGGACGCGGGCGCGATGCGCGCGTGCGCGGTGACGTAACCGCCTGTCGTCGAGAGAATCGCGTAGCCGCTCGGCGCGACGCCCAAGCCGTGCGAAACGATGTTGGGACTGGCTCCGTTCGCGCCGCCCTGCGCGAGCGTGACGCCCTGCACGAGATTCGCTGATGCGAACGGCGACGAGCGCACCTGTCCGAAAGCTTGGCGTACGTTCTGCTGCATCTGGAGGAGCGCGCGGCGCATCGGGCCGTCGAGTTGCTCGTCGGCGAAGTTTTCAAACGGAAGCACTGGGCCGCGATGCTGCACCGAGGGCGCGATGGTGCGGCCCGGCGCGGCGGGGTTTCTCGCCCCGTACGGCGCGATTTGGATGCGAGCAGAGAGGCGAGGCATCGATCACCAAAGCCACTCGTCGGCGAAATGCGTTTCGTGGATCATCTCGGCCGTCTGCATGTCGCGCTTCGGTACGAGGCTCTTGATCCGCATCTCCTGCTTGTCTCGCATCTGCACGAGCATCGGAATCAAATCCGTCTGCCCATCTTTGATGAGCATCTTGATCGCGACGTCTAGAACGATCCATTCCTCCCAGGAGTTGATGGAATCGAAGGCGTCGCCCGGACGCGCGAGACGCGGCGCGACGGGGCAGTAATTGAGCTGGATGTTGTAGAGGCCTGGCGGCGGCGGAAAGAACACGAGGTTGCCGCCGTCGAGCCGGTAATAGATCGGGTCGTACTGCGTCCACGCGCCGACGGGGTAGAACTTGAACGCGTTGCGCTTCTCTTCGGGCAGCGACTCCGCTGTGAGCACAAGGTTTTGCCCTACGGAGATGTCCACCGAAATCAGGTGCAGAAAGTCGCCCGGCAGCGGGTAGTAGCTGCCACGCGGCGGCGAGACGGGCGGCGTGTCTTGGATTGCTGCTGTGGTTTGAAACGGAAAGCGCTTGCGACAGAGCGTGCCGCTGAACGTCGTTGCGCGAATCAGATCCCACCACTCGGCAAGCGACGTGTTGACTTCGCCGATGAGCTCGTCGTCGGTGATGAAGTCGTCGGCAGCGGCGTCCCCCGTTTCGAGGTTCGCGCGCTGCCGCGCCTTCAACATTAGCGTTTCGAGAGTGACCGGGTAGGCCAAGGATTATTTCTCCTCGGCTTCGTCGTCTCCCTCGTCGCCGTACTCATCGTTGCAGAGCTTCTGCATCGTCTTGAACGCGTCCCACATCGCCGCGTGGTCGCCGCGTTTCAACGCGTCGGCGAACTGGCCCGCGGCGGCGGCGCCATGCGCGTCCATGTCGCCAGACTCGCCGGAGTCCGGCGACTCGTCGTCTTCTTCCGGTTCCGGCTCCTTGCCCTTCGCGGGACCGAGCAAGAGCGCAATTCCTTTCGCCATGACGGGCCTCAGGGGGTGAGCAGCGAGTTGCGGAAGAGAAACTGAAGGGAGAGTTGGTCGTTCAACACGACGTCTGCCGCCGCGGGCGCGGCGCCGCTCGCAGCGGAGAACGTCTGCACCGGTATGGACCACGTATTGTCGGCGTTCTGTGTCGGCAATCCCATGTTGACGATCCAGTGATTTGCGATGGTCGCCGCGGCGATGTCTCCGCCGAAGGCTGTCACCGCGAGCCAGGGATCGACCGTCTTGATCGTGTACTTGCCGACGCCTTGACGCGTGATGGTGAGCCAGATGGCGTTGGGGTCGCCCTCGCCGTTGGTCGGCACCGCGGCGCCAGCGCCGACGAAGATCACGTCGAGGAAAACGCCTGCGTTCAGCTGGTTGAGCACTGGCTTGAGCGCGGAGCGGTTTCCGCCACTCGTGCTCGTGACGAGCCGCCGCAGCCACGAAGGGCGCGGCGGCGGCCACGAGACGAAGAGAAGCGCGAGCCCCGCGAGGCTCGCGAGGACGAGCGCGGTCACCATGCGATCACCGCGTTCTTGCCGGGGGCCGCGCAGTACGAGGTCGCGATGTATTTGAATCGCGCCTGGTAGCTGTCGGACGCCGCATTGCGGAGCCACTCGAGCCCGTCGACGCCAGGGCCGGCGATGCGTGGGACTTCGCCGACGCTCGGCAGGAGCCAGGTGTCGAGCTCGAGCATGTACCCGCGGCCGAGCGGACAGAAGATGTCCATCAGCAGCGTGATCATGCCGTACGCCGTCGCGAGGCGAATGCCGTCGAACGAGACCTGCGCGTTCTCGAACGCCTCGACGGTCACGTATTGGATGCGCGCGCCCATGTCGAGCTCGACGTCCACGTAGTCCATCGGGTTGAGCACGAGATGATCGGGGCGGCCGTTCATGCGCTGAACGAGGCCCGCGGCCTTCATCATCGACTCGGTCTTTTGCGCGCCGCCGCCCGAGAAGTAGACGCCCGCGAGGCGAATCGGATCGACGGAGCGGTTCACGCCGTTGAACGAATCGTTCGCGGCAACGCGCGGGTTCGCACCGTACGGGAGCCAGCCCGCGAGGCCCTTGAACGCGCCGTTGTAGTTGCCTTGCTGGAAGAGGTAGTCACCCGCGACGACCGCGGCGATCCCCGCCGTCCAGTTGCCCGTTGCCGTGAGCGTGCCGGCGATGATGTCCACCTTCGAAAGCGTGACAGTCGCCCCAGCGGATCGGGTGCCACCGCCGCCGGTCCCGTCGTCAGCGGAGGCTTGGAGCAGCTGCCCCTGCCAGAAGTTAAACATCTTGCTCGTGTCAGCGAGCGTGATGGTCGCCGTCGCGACGTTCGAGCCGGCTGAAATCTGGCCGAACGCGCCGCCGCCGTTGCCGAACAGATCGGCGCCGAGCTGCTGGCCGAGGTCGATGAAGGCGCCGTCAAACTCGCCGACCATCGCATCAACGAGCGCGTTCGCGTCGCCCTTGCTTTGGTCGATGGCCGCGCCGGTGACGTTCGCGGCGCCGTAGCCGTACGCCCAGGGGCAAACCCATTGGTTGTAGACCGAGGCCGAGACGTTCGTGCCGAACGCGACGGAGTCCGTGTGGCTAGCCGTCGAGCCGATGGCCGAGCGGATCGCGCCGATGTATTGCTGACCGCCCTGGTCGGTGTCCTTCGGCATGATCGCGAAGAGCGACGACTTGAAGGCGAGGGTTTGGATCTTCTCTTTCGTGTACCGGTTCTTGAGAATCGGCGTTGCCGCCGTGATATCGAAATTCGCACCCATGGGGTCTCCGTGGCGACGCGGTAGGCGTCGCGGTTTGGTCGGGACCGCTCAGGTTTCAGGGAGCGCTATGAACGAAGTTTCAGCGGCCGATTCCGAGCTGTCGGAATTGTTCGGCCATGACTTTTTTCTGCTGCCGGTCGCTCATCTTCGAAAAGTCGACGGGCGCGGCGTGCTTGGCAGACGCGAGCTTGTTTGTGATCGTCGTCGTCTTCTTGCCGCTCGTTTCGGTTGCGGCTTCTTGCTCCGTCGCCGTTTTCTGGGGCGCGGATTTGTAGGCGTCGTTCAGGTATGCGAGGAAATCGGAGCTCGGGATCTCGCCGGGATTGGCGTAGCCCGTCGCGCGACGGAACGCGGCGGCGTTCGCCGAGTGTTTGCGCCAGAGCTCGGTCACGATCTCTTTCGTGCGCGAGAGGATGAAGTCGGGATGCACGGTCGCGAGGTTCGGATACTTCGCGGCGTTCGCAGCCTCCTGCTTGTAGGAGTTTTCGATCTGCGCTCGGCGCGTCGCTTCCTCGCGCTCGCGTGCGGCGTCAGCCTGCGCACGGAGCTGCTGCTGCGTCGCCTGGAGCTCGGCGCGCAGCGCTTCGATCTGCCCCTCGGGCGAGCCGTCGAGCGCAACGCGTTTGGCGAGGTCTTGCGGCGAGACGCCCTTGGCCTTGAGGAAGCCGAGCGGATCATCAATCACGTGCTGAAGATGCTGCGACGCTTCGCGCAGCTGCGTCTCGAGCGCGCTCGTGTGCTGCGATTGCTGCTCGAGCTGTCGCTGGAGCTGCACGCCCTGCTCGCGGAGCTTGCGATTCGCCGCGGCCCCTTTCTTCGCCTTCTCGGCAGCGGCTTTCGCCTTGTCGTACGCGCTCGACTCTTCGACGGGCGCGGCGACTTCGGCCGGCGCCTCCGGCGCCTCGACAGCAGGCGCCTCCGGCTCGGTCTTGAGCTTCACAACCGGCTTTTGTGGCTCCGAAGATTGGATGACTTCGAATCCTGCGGGGGGAGGCGACGGTTGCGCGGTTGCACCCATTGCCTCTATGGTGTCACGTAGGACACCATGGTGTCAATGATGACCTAACCGCCGATGGCCGCCGCGGCTTGGCCGGCTTCCTGTTTCATCAAATCGTGACCGACCATCGCCGACATGGGCGGAGGCGCGCCCGGAGGCATGCCCGGAGGCGGCGGGGCGCCGGGAGGCGGTGCTCCTGGCGGACCCATGGGCGGCGCGGGAGGCGGTGGAGGCGGAACCCAGCCCTTCATCACGTCGCGGAATTGGAGCAGGAGCAATCGCCGCTTCGGATCGACATCGTCGATGCAAGCCTTCGTGTACGCCTTCGAAACGAGCTCGATTGCCTGCATCAGAAAATCAGGCCCAATGGCCTCGGGATCCGGCGCGACCTCGTCGCCGTCGTCGAGCATCTTGTCCACGCTCGTCATCACGTAATCATACCGCGCGAACTCGTACGCGTTGTATTCGGCGGTGTCCGGCGAATCGATGAGACGCTGTCCAACTTCCTGCGTCATCATCCCGGCGTTCATTGCGTTCTGCACGTAATCGAGTTGCGCCGCGGGATCGTCCGCGAGCTTGTTCGTCGGGAGCAGCTTCAGAACAAACTCGTCTTCCTCGAGGTGCGCGTCCAAGTAGCGCACGGCGGACATCATTTCTTTTCCGCCCGCCGCGCTCACTTCGAAGGCCGGAAACTCGTCGGCGATTTCCTTGGCGACGGCGAGAATTTCCTTCACCACATCCACATACCACTGCTGATACTCGCGGTAGCACGGCTCGAAACGCTGCTGCTGGATCTGCGCGTAAACTTTCTGCGCTTCACCGCTTCGAAACTGCGAGGGCGCCTCGGACGCCGCGAGGTTTTGCGAAATGCCGAGCATCTCGAAACCCCGCTGCCACTGAAGGTTTAGGTAATTCACGACGTCCGGGCCGATCGGCGCCCACTGCGACCACTCGGGCGGTGTACCGGTGAATCGGATCATAGATCCAGGGCGATCGTCGATTGCGTTCGTGTTGATGTCCGAACCCTCCGGCACGAGCAGGTGCGGCACGCCGCGCGTGATCGTGAGGTCGACGTTGTGCAGCGTCTTGGCGATCGCGACCTGAAGCGGCGCGAGCTCGATGGGGAACGACTGGCCCCAGATCCCCGCAACCGGCCGGCGCCGATACAGGTACTTCAGCCCGTAGCTCTTTCGGTACCAAGGCTCGTCTACGAGCACGACGCCGCCGACGCTGAGCACGTGGCGGCCGTCCTTGCTGCCGTCCTTGCCCGGCACGCGGGGCAGATGCCACGACTCAATAAGCAGCGCCATCGTGCTCATGCCGTCGTGACCGTACGCTTCGGCCATGCCTCCGCCGCCGCCCTGGAGCTGGTCGGAGACGGTCTTGATGATTTCGTCGGCCTTGTCGTGGAACTCATCGGCCAGCGCGTACTTGTCGACCCACGTCGCGAGCATCTTGCTCTGAGGGTCGCCGTACACGGCGTCATGCTCGTTGGTGTAATCCTCCCACGCACGCACGCGGTCGATTTGGATTCGCGGCTTTTTGGGATTCGTCCAGTCGGCGTAGACCTTCACGCCGCCGAACGGGAAGATCGCCGAGTCGAGCACGCACGCCTGATTGGTGCGCCCATCGAACATGTTGTCGTAGAGCACGCCTGCGACGAATTTCTCGCAGAGCTTGGCCTTGCGCTGGAGCGTGCGATTACCGCCCGAAGTCGAAAACGAAACCTTCGGCGTCTCGTCGGTGATCATCGCGACGTAGGTATCGCAAACGCTCTTGACGAGATTCCAGGGGATGCGCCGCATGCGCGCGGTAGGAACCTTTGGGCGGTAAAGCTTCGGCGTGAGCCCGGCGATCGGTGTGTTGTCGTAGAGGCGCCACGACGTGGTCATGTCGGCGCGGAGCGTCGTCTGCGCTTGGTAGTTGCGCTCGAGCACGGTGCGGATCTGCTCCGCGCACTCGCGAGATCCGGCCTCTGCAAGCCACCATCGCCCGTCCTCGAGCTCCGCGCGCTTGGGCGGGTCGACGGGCCGGCCGCGATCGTCGGTCTTGCGGTAGACGCGAGGAAGGCCGGTGCGCGCCATCAGCCCGCTTCGCTTTCATCGTCGAGCGCAACGCCCTCGGTCGCCGCGAACATGAAATCGTTGTCCGTGAGCTCGCGCGCGGGCTTCGTCGGCGGCACGACGAGCGCGCCGAGCTCGATTTCGACGTCGGGCGTCTTGAGCCTCACCACGCCAAGTTCACGCATCTTCGTCGCGATGGTCTGGAGCTCCGTGGCGAGCTCGGCGGCGTTCGTCACGGCTCACCCAATCCAATCGTCGACGCCACCCAGCCCGAATCCTCCGAGCGATTCGTCCACGTCGCGCGAGTTGTGCCGCTTCGGGTCATGGTGCGCCTTGTTCTTCTCGTATCTATCACGAATTTCGTCGTCGACCGCTTTCCGTTCGGAGCTCCGGGTTTCGACCTTTCGTTTCTGGAGGTTCAGCAGGCTCGCGCGCCAGACGTAAAGCAGCGCATCGCAGAGGTGGTTGTCCATCCCCTCGACCTCTTTGGTGCGCTTCTCGTTCCACGCGAGTGAGCCGAGCTCGCGCAATAAATCCTCGTTCGTCTCTTTGACGATCTTCACCTCGCCACGCGAAAGCGCTCCGTTCATGAGGTCGATGAAGCCCTGCTTGTTGACCTTCTCGGCTTGCTCGACAGGTACGGCGTGCTTTTGCCGCATCGTCTCCGCGTAGCCTTTGCCGAGCCCCGCCGTGTCACCGACGATGCGATTGAACCGAAACGGAAGCCCCTTCACGTACTCCGCCGCGTCGTCGGGGAGCATGCGCTTTTTCTTGAACGACTGGAGCACGTACAAAACCGGGTCGTGCATGCGCCAGCCCACAGAGACAAACGCGCATGCATCGTGAAAGCCGAAGTCGATCCCGAGCGCCCATCGCGCGACGTCGACCGGCGGCCTTGGGATGACGTTCCCGGCGACGGTGAACGTGTGATAGACGAGCCCACTCGCGTCTTGAATCCACTCGCCCAGCTCGAGCTGACGGCGCGTGACCGGATCGAGCTTCGCGAGCTGTCGGCGGTAGCTGTCTGCGTCGGCGCTCGGGTTGTCCTCGAGGCGTGCGGGGACGAACCTGCACGCGCCGTCGATGAAGCGCTCCTTGACCCATTCGTGCCCGAGGCCGCCGGGGTTGCTGGCGGCGCGCATGCGGAGCGGCACGTCCATGCCGGACGTCTTGCGCAAGCGCGAAAACAAGTAGCGATAGCTCGCCTCCGGAAATTGCGTGAGCTCGTCGAAGCCGATGAACTGAAACGCTGCCGACTGGTAACGGTACTTGTCTTTCGGCGTGTCCAGGTAGCCGAACGAAAGGCGCGCGCCGCTCGGGAACGTCCACTGCTTGTTGATCCCGCTCCAGTGCGCGCGCGTACCGCGGAGCCACTCGTGCGAGCGGTCCATGATGGCCTCGGGGAGCGCGAGGTCTGCGAACGTGCGCCGGAAGAGGATCGCGTTGTAGCCGGGGATGTGCGCATACTCGAGCGCCGCCATGAGCAGCGCGTCACTCTTGCCGCCCGCTGCGGCGCCGCCGTAGAGCGCCTCTTCGTCGTCGAGCGCAAGGAACTCCGCTTGCTTGGGGTGAGGAGCGTGCGGACACCACGGCGATCGCCCTGTCGTGCGGCGCTCGACTTCGCGCAGTAGCCGATCAGCGCTCGCGAGCGGGTGCATGTCGCCTGACCTTCATGACACCGCCCAGCGCGCGACGGGTTGCGCGGTTTATGCCCGACGCGTGCAAGAGTCCAATGTGCTTGACCGCTCGCGTGCTGGGGATTGAGTGCGTTGTGCGCTTGGGCTGATCGAGAAAGCCGACTTCATACTTTCGCGTCTCGGGGTCGAGGATGCTGACGTATAGCATATCCCCGTCGTAGCCGTTTGCACGCAGCCATTCATACCGGTCGAGCAGATCGCCACACAGGTCCGGCTCGTCGGTCATGTGCTTGACGACAAATCCAGCGACCAAGAAAAGGCGCGCGTTCGAGTCGTGACCGCGCCAGACCATGAGCTCCCGCTTTTTGAAGCCGGCGCGCAGCGCCTTGCGGAGCTCGATAGAGACGGCGTGGAGGTTTTTCACCGCGAGCTTGCCGCCAACTTCGTAGGTCGGTCGCCACACCTCGCGTTCGCCCAGGCGCTTGGGCAAGTCCGCCACGTCCAGATCGAGCAGCTTCGGCGCGTCGGTCACGACGTAGCCTTCGGCTCTAGTGCCTGCGCGATGCTCTTCGGCGGGCGTCCGGGGCCTCGACGCGCACCATCAGTCTCCGCAGGAGTCATCCACGCGGCGCGACTGACGTGGATGGCGCGGCGAGCGCCGGAGCTGTTGGTCACGGCGACGAGCCCGCTTGCCGGATCGTAGTCGATGCTGTCGCCGTCTTTCTCGCGAAAGAGCGTGCGTGGGCGACTGGCCAGCATGCGCTGCTCGAGATCTGCCGTCTCCGGTACGCTCAGCCTCACGCCCTTGCCGTCAAATTCAATCTCCATGATTCGCATTCGTCGTCGACCTTTCGAAAAGCTGTCTGCAGATACCCATCCCGCGCGCCGCGCGCCGCACGTACGCCATGAGCACGCGGCCTCCACGTTCGACGCAGACGAATCCGAGGATGGCATCTGCGTCGTCAGGCACCACCGCGACGCGCGCGCCGTGCGCGCTCAATTGCTCGCGCGCGAGGGCGCGAATGTGAGCGTTGCTCGCGCGCGAGTGTCGCCGCTCAGTCTGCACCCAGCACTCGAGCACATAAGGCACGTCGTTTTCGTGGAGCGGTCTCACCGCGCACGCCATCATTTGACCGCTTTGAGCTTCGTGATCGTCTCGTCCACGCGTTTTTTTAGCTCTTCAGCCGACAGCTGATCCAACGCATCGGCATCGGGGTCTCCGGCTTTTTTGCGCATGAGCTTGAGGTGCTCGATGGCTGTGCGCATGTGGTGTGTCTGGCTGATGGCGTTGGCGAGTTTGGCCACGTCGCTCTTATCATCGGTGGTGTGCATCTGCTCCGTGAGGAACTCCGCCTGCGCCTCGAGCTCCGCGATCCGCTCGTTGTCCGTTTTTCCATCGCGCGCGCGCATGGGATTATATTCCAACGGATTGGCAAAAACGTCAATGCGTTGGCACAGAGCAAACGACGTGAGTGAGTCTCATTGCCTCGGCCCCCGGTCGGCTCCTGGGCCATTGAAGGGCAACGAATTGGCGGACACTGGACATGCAATCTGTCCTGAGTGTCCGGAGCGTCCGCAGTGGGTATAAATACCCACTGCGCGGACACTCCTTTCGGACACTCTCTGAGTGTCCACCGCGGACACTCGCGGACACTGCGGACACTGGACACTCAGAGCCATTTTCTTTACACCGCAAACCATAATTTTCCGTTCCGAGGTCCGGGCACCGATTTCACCGCATTGAGGTTTTCGAGCTCGGCCAAGTCGTCAGCGACAGAAGATTTGGAGCGGCCCAAAAGCTTCGCGAGCGTGCGACCGGATTGGCCGCGATTGTCGCGTACACAGAGAAGCAGATTGGCGCGCTCAGCTTGCATGCGTTCTCGGCGGTTATCCTCTTCCGCTTTGCCAAGCGGCTTCATCTTGAACTCGAGCGCGCCGGAGAGGCTCCAGACGCCAGCAAGCTGAAATGATTCCTCACGCGAGCCAGGAAAGCGGCTCCGGATGTGTGTCCAGATGCTTGGCGCGTCGACCTTGTTCTGATCACGCTTCACACCCCACGCGTCTTGGCACATGCCGAGAATCGCGTAATTGCCTGCGACACGTTCGATGTCCGATTTCTTGCCGCCCGATGCGCCCGCTGAAGCGCCTTTGTTGTAGTGGTGCGTCATCGCGATTGTGCAGCCGGTTTTTTCTGAGACGCGCCAAAATGCCTCAAGCGGGCGTGCGGCCTCCGGTGCGTTCTCGTTATCGACTCGGCAACAGCGACGGAACGAATCGATGAGTGCGAACGCGTAGCCGTCGAGCGCGCGGCACCACATGTCGACGTCTTTCAAGTCCGACATGAAGATGGTCGGCATGACCTCGACGCGTAGATCTCGGACACTCAGGCTGCGCCAGTCGAGCCCAAGACCCCGCGCAATCTCGTTGTAACGCGCGTGCGTGAGCCTTTTTCCCTGCTCATAATCGAAATGAATCGCGCGGCCTCGCGCCGCTTCCCACTGTCCAAATACCTTGTGCCCGGTGGGGACGGACACTGCGATCCCCTGCGCGCCGTAGGTCTTGCCGCTGCCAGGCTCGCCAGCGATAAGGGTCACCGGTCCGGGCGCGAGCCGCATCGGCTGGAGAAGCCACGGCACCGGCCCAAGGTCTTGCGCGAGCGTCGTCGGGTCGAGCGTCTCGATCGCGTACGACGGCACAGCCTCTGCCGCGTTTTTCCACGCCTCGAGAAACGTCCCTGCCGTTGCGCCGGCGGCGATGGCGTCGCTTGCATCCTTTTGCGGCAAACGCACGATGCGCGTCGATGACGCAACGCCCTCGAGCTCCGCGCGCCAGCTCTCCGCGTAGACCGTACCCTCAGCGTCAGCGTCTGCGATGATGCACACGTCACGGCCGCGCAGGAGGTCCTTGCCAGCGTCGGCGCTTAGTTTGACACCACGGGCGCCCCCCGAGCTCGTCGTTGCTTGGAGGCCCAATTGTGCGAGCGCGTCAGCGTCCTTTTCTCCCTCCACGAGAAAGATGACGCCCTCGGAAGTTCGCACCTGCTGTGCGCGGTACATCTGCCGAGCGACGCCTGCGATACTCCACACCCAGGACCCAGGCGAGCCGTTGGGACGACGCTGCCGGAAGCTCTTCGGCTCGAGCCGTACGACTTGATACGCTAGCGCGCCGGACGCATCGAAGTAGTCGTAGGTGGCGACCTCCCGCGACGGCAAGCTAGGCGCGACGTTCGGAGCCAGACCATTCATCGTGAATGACTCTTCATTGATGAGCGGCTCATCGCGTAGGAGGTGGGCGTAGAGCGGCCCGGCTTCTGAGTGTGATTCATGGTGCGAGCCTTCGGAGATGCGCGCGCAGAACGCCCATTTGCCATCATCGGACATGTATCCGTGACAGCGCTTTTCCTTTCCGCGCGGCATAGAGCCGTAGCCTTCGCAAATGGGACAAGGATCGGCGCGCGTAAATCGACGCATGAAGCACCATCAAACTTTGCAAAGAGCTATGGGAACGTCGCGAACACTTCGACCCGCACAGCGTAGCGTCTGGAAGCTTTTTCCTGCGCAAACGTCATGGGGATATGGCGGTCATCTACGCCAAGCCACTTGGCTACGGCGTCGATAATGTGTTTGAAACAGCCAGCGAGATTGTCCGCATCGAGCGTGCGCGGCGCGATGCGTGTGAGACGAAGGGAGTAGGACGCGCGCGGCCCAGCGACACGGTTGACGCCGAGCACCCAGAACGCAGCCTCTTGCTGCGCCTTTTTGCGCTTGTGCTTTCTGCTCCAATGCTCGCGTTGATTCGCTTCGCTCACCGTGCGAACGGGAATGGTGAAGGTGGCAAGGAGATCGCTCACGGCTTGAGCCCTACACGTGGACAAGTCCTAGCGTTGTGGTTTTGGCCTCTACATTCGCTGCACCTATTACGTTTGCCAGTAAAGCCGTGTTTGATGCGCGCCCTAAGGCGTGCGCGATCGTTTGCTTCGGCACGATGGCGAGCGCAATAGAGGGTCGCGCCAGCGACAGTGCCGCCGCATTCGCAACAGATACCGGCATCGATGCGCTTAGCGCGGATGGAGTGCATCACGGCTTCGCCAACTCAGCGGTGGTCGGGCCCACCGGCTGCACCCAACCGAGCTGCGTCGGGCTCGTCGCGCCGCTGGCAGCGAGGGCGCCGAGCTCCGCATGCGCAGCCTCCAGGCGGCGCATGAAGTCCTTTTCAGCCTCACGCTCGACGGCACTCGCGACGCGCT